GTGGCTGTTCTGCGTGGCTCCGTCCAGGGGCGCGAACACGCGCACGTACGCACCTGGGTTGTCAACGATACGCAACGTCGCCCGGCCGTAGAACCAGTTGATTCGCTTCCAGGTGGATTCCTGCATGTATGAGATTGGGAACTCCGCAAACCGGCCGCCAAAGTTCCAAAACCCGTCCTCGTTCGCCACCCACGCGAAGTCGCCGGTGGTGCTCATCTCGACGCCGTAGATCGCCGATGTTCCCTGCGAATCCGACGTCGTGTCCGGGTCGCTCCATTCTGAAGGCGTGGCGTCCCGCCGGTCTACCCATCCATACGTCCACTTGGGGCCGAACAAGTAATTGACGCCGCGGATCTGGCAGGCCGTCACCAGGTACCTTTGCATCGGCACCTGCAGCAGGTGCTGGTCACCCGTTACGTACTCGAAATCGTAGGGATCGGAGATGTAGACGCCGGCGCCGGTGAAGTAGGCCATGCGCGTTCCGAGAGCTTTGATGTTGAACGGCTGGATTGGGCCGCTCCCACCAACCTGCGTCAACTTGCTCTCGCCGTCGGTCATGTCCGTGGCGCGCGCCAGGTCCTCATCGGCGATCGAGATGTCCAGTTGCACCGTCAGCGTTGCGCCGCCCGACACTTCCACCTTCAGATCCGGAACGAGGAAGAACTGGGCCGGGTTCTCCTTAGTGGTCATGCAAGCGCGAACGAACCGCGCATCGTCGGGCCACGTCGCGTTGATCGACAACCGAATCGTCTTATCGACCGACACCGTGAACGAGATCGGCGTGAACGTCCCGCCGGCAATCGGCGACATCCGTGACAGCGAGCCGCTCCGGCTCTCCACCACGTACCCAAGCAGATGAGCGCCGACGGTGCAGAGCCCCGCGCCAGCTTCGGCGGCCGTGGGTACGATGCTCATCGGCCCCATGAACGCCTTGTCGAGCGGCACACCCGGGTAGGACGGCAGCGCGATCCGCGCCTCGGTCGTGGCCACGCACTGCACGTTGTAGAAGGCGAGGTAGACCTTGTCGCCCACCTCGGCCGCGGCGAACGAGTAAGCGCCTGCGAAGGCCGGCCCCTCGGTGTCCCCGGTTCCCGAGCGAAACACCACCTTGCCGTTCTCGAACGTCACGATGAAATCGAGCGTGGGAAGAATCCACTGAAAGATGGTGGTGACGGCGCCGGCGGCGGCCGGGCCGGCGATGAATCCGTCGCGCCCCATCACGACACCGCCGTCAAAGCGGCAGTTCTCCGCCCGCGAAGCGCGGTTGGGGCGGATCGTGTCTTGGGGACGGGAGCCGCCGGGCTCGGAGATTCGGCGGCTCCAAGCCCCGCGCAAGTCAACGACGGGGAGTTGCTTCACGGTTGTTTACCGCGGGTCGATGGCGATGTAGAAGAGGCGCCCGTCGATTGACGTGCCACCGGCAGCCGTGCCGCCCGTCTTGCGGAGTTGCACGCCGGAGCCGAATGGCAAGTCTGCATTGAACCCGGCGCCGAGTACGTTCACGCCGGCGGCCTCGGAATGGCGCACGCCGGTACCCATCTGGGCTGCCACGACGGTGGCGATATCCACGCTCGTCGTACCGGCCGTGGTGATGTCGCTCAACCGCGCATCGGTGAGGGTGGTGAACGTGCCGTTCATGACCGCAAAGAAACCTACGACACGGATGCGGCGAAAGATGTCCGGAGCCAGGAGCGTCTTGCCAGCGTTCAGTTCCGCCAGGGTGACGCTGAAGGTCACGCAGTTGACGATATTGTTGGTATCGATGACGTTTCGGTTGGGAATGTTCATACCGCTATCGTATCAGCGGTACTGGCGGATTGCTGACCAGCGGTCCACGCCGCCGGCGTACTCCCCGAACTGAACCACGTCCTCTTGCTCCTCTTTGAGTAACGCCTGGATGAGGACGTGCATGTGTCCGCGGATGGGTTCGTACACTTTCGCGCGAAGCTCTCGAGCCAGGTCACCTTCGCCCTTCGTGGGTCCAATGGCTACCGCGGCCAGCATCGACACGACATCGTGACAGCCTTCGATCCCAAGGGTTCCTTCGGATGGGGCCGCGCCGGTGGCGAAGTACTCGATACGAACAACGTCTCCGGCTTTCCATGGCGCGTCGAACTCAAACATGCCACCGGCCCGCCGGTAGTAGCGTGGCTGCCCGCCAAGCGTGGATGGAACCAATTCGTCATTACGCTCAAGCCGGCGCCGGTATTCCCCTTCCACCTGCCAGATCGCGTTGACCGATCCAAGGTTGAAGATGCCGACGTCTTCCGCCGAGAAGTCGTTTGTAGAGCCGACGAACGTGTACTGCTGGTTGAACTTCATGTTCGGCAGTCCGTTGAGGCGGAAGTACGCCACCGTCTCGCGCCACGCGATCTGGACGGCGACACCGAGGTCGGTTTCGGAGTAGCGGCGTTTCGGGGTGTCGCCCAGATGAAACGCCGCCAGGTTGATGCACTCCGCCACGGTGGGGATCATGATGACCCCAGTTTACGACGCGGCGGCGGGCGTGGGGGCCGTGAGAGCTTCCAAGTTGGCCATATCCAACACGTCGGCCATGGGGTCTACGGCCGTCCCCGCCATGTTGCGTAGGGCGGAGCGGCGCTCCTCCAGTGCAACTGGGTCCAGCACTTCTTTGCAGTTCAGGCAAATCAGCGCGCCGGTGGGAATCAGTGAAGTGCAGGCCCAACACCGCTGGCTCACCGCCTCCACGTTGACGCGCTCCTGCCACTGCTCGTTGCGCACGCCCAACAGGTTCGCCATTGCGAAATGCGCTTCGGTGATGAGGTTTGGTTTCTGCCGGCGGAAATGCTCGCGCGCCTCTGCCACCATCGACAGCGCAAACTCCTGTTGTGCTCGCACGGCCGCGGCGAAGCTCTTGGAACGCTTCACTTGCTCGCTGGTGACGGCTCCGTCGTATTTGCTCTCGACGTCGTCGGCGACGAACACGCCCGGGCGGCCTTTGGCCGTGATCTTGTGCGCGGCCAACTCGTTGACCAAATCGGCGGCGAGGTCGTTCGCGTCGATAATAGTGGTGGTCTTTCCGCTGCCGGTGTCTTCAATCTGCTTGTACTGGTGCAAGCAGATGATCTGCGGTTCCTCCGGGGAGGCGGCCGGAACGTCCCAGACATTCTTTTCGTTTTCGTCGAACGGAAGGAAAAGAGTTCGGCGAGCGACGAGCGGCATGGGCCAGATGCTGACGATGTGGGCTACGAGCTTGGTGTTCACTGAGAAACCTCGATTGGTGCTTTTTTCATAAATGCTGGCGTCGGGAGCGAAGCCGATCCCTTGGTTCCAGGCTTTTGGTCAAACGGTAGGGCGAGTTCATCGACGGCATCGGAAACGGCTTGCCGGTAAACTGCTTTCTCGGCCGCTTTCCGTTCGATTGCTTGGCGCCGGTGATAGTTCACCAGGCCGGGATGGCCTTGGTTGAGTTCAACGGTCAGTTGCGGCTTAATCAACTTGATGCAGACGAGCGTGGTCAGTTCGTCTGGCTCGATGTGATCGGCGAGCATCATGTTGTCGGTCATGATGTATTCGCCATTGGAGGCGTAGGGGAGAGAGTGGCCGTGCCGGATGCGCCACTCCTCCTCCGACACCACTTCCCACTTCACCAACACCCAACGCTTCCCGTACACGTCGGCCCAGCAGAACTTTTGGAACTGCTGATGGATGAGTACGATGCTCGCCATCGTTCCGTCTTCGCGGACTACTTGATGCACTGCTTCGCCGTTGGGCGCTTCCTCGAAGCCGTAAAGGTTAGAGGTCAGTTCCCACTTGAAGCGAGGCTGTCCGTTTGGGGCCGTTCCCAGTTCATCGCGAAGCATCTTGTTGAAGCGTTTGATGTGATTCATAGGGAGAAGGGGGCCGGGGCGGAAGCGACCGCCCCGGCCTGCGGTTTAGTAGGTGGCGGCCGGCAGGTTGTAGATCAGGCCGTTGAGGCCAGGGTCCTGGCACACGAAATCTTTCATCGTGTACAGGGAGAACCAGACCGCGGCAAGCGGCGACTGGTCAACCGACGAGTACAGGTTGTGGAACCGGCTGCCGTCGGGCTGCTGGAAGAAGGTCTCTTCCTTGATCTGCCCGATCATCCAGTTATTCCAGGACGTGTACGTGATGCGGTCGTTCATCTGGTGGATGGACAGCATCGCAGGCACGCCGGCGAACTTGAACTCGTGGTCGATGGCCGGCATGATGTCCATGTTCAGGCTGCCGCCGCGGCCGAGATCGACCGACGACATATTGTAGACCTGCGCACGGATGTTGGCTTCCTGGTCCGTGTTCAGGATCGCGGTGAACCCCGGGGGGATGCCGCGCTGAATGCCGCGCTTCCGCAGGATCTTCGAGGCGATATGCAGCCCCATTTGGAAGGTGGGCGGCGCGCCGTTGGCGTCACGCAGCGCCGGAATCAACTGCGGGTACGTGGTGCGGCTCAGGGTGAGCATGTTGCCCGTGGTAGCCGTGCTGACGTAGTAGGCGAGGCCCTTGGGGCCGACGGGGCTCGCGATGTTTCCCTGCCCCTCGAAGACGACGGCATCGGTATTGGCCGCGCTGGTCACAGTGCCACTGAAAGTGAGCGTCCGCGCATCTTCGTTGATCGCGAGGAGCTTGCGCGGCGTGGCGGAGTCGCGAGGCGTCACGAGCGTAGCGTCGTACAACGAGTAGAACTCGCCAACGCGGAACGGCATCACGCCGGCAATGTTGTCCATCGTGTAGATGGAGTTGCCAGAGCCGGTGGTGTGCGAGATCGCGTTGCCCATGCGCGCGGTGGAGTCCGCGACATGGAACAAACGGTCCTGGAACGCCGAGAACTCAGGTACCGCGTCCTTGACGGCTTCGCGGAACACGTTCAGCCGAGATTGCTCGCTGGTGGCCGTGCCGTCCTTCGCCAAAAGCGGCAACTCGAAGTTGCACCGCAAAGGGAACCAGGTGGCGATCATCGCCGCGGTGTCGCTGTAGGATCCGCGGCCCATGGGACCGGATTCCGGGTTGAAGTATCCGGGGCGGCCGCCCGACGTCAACTTCAGCGGAATGCGCATGTCGCGCTCGGAAATCATGTGCTTTGGTACGCGACCTTTGATGCGGTTGTAAACCGTGTCAACGCGCGAAAACAGGGAAGGGAGATTGCCGGCGATCTTTTCGGCCTGCGCGGCAAGGGCTTGGGTAGCCATGGTTCGTTGCTCCTCAGGAGAGAATTTTGTCGATGATGTCGCCGACTTGATGCGGGTTCAGGTACCCTCCGCCTGCCGTCTTGAGTGGCACTGTTGCGGGAACAGGCCCAGTCGCGACTGGCGCGGTAGCTACCTGACGTTGCGTAGCGGCGATCTGCTGATGACGGTCCGTGTTGCTGCTGGCAAAACCAGCGGTCAACGCGGAGATTATTTTTGGCGCACTGCCGCGAAGCACTTGCGCCACTTTCAGCTTATATGCTGACTTCATCTGCTGAGCAAGCTGACCTCGGACCTCGTCGGCCCTCGCGTTCTTGGCTCTCTCCCAGAGTCTGTTCATATTCTCGTTGAAAGCGTGGTCATCTTTCAACTGGCGAGAAACTTCTTGCCTCAGTCGAGCGTTGAGTGTGGTGCGGAACTCGCCGGCGCCATCGGCCGGGAGATTCTTCAACCGCTCTTCGACTGGCGCAAGCTGCGCCGAGATTTCTTCGGCCATGACCGCGGCGCGATCCGCGCCGAGTCCCTGGCGGAACTTGTCGAGCCTGGCGCCCTCGATTGCCGCCTCGCGGCGGGAGAGTTCTTGCTCTCGGCGCGTAAGGATGGTGGCAGGGTCATCCGCCTTCGGCGCCGCCAAAAGCTCTGCCAGGGTCTTGAACTTGCCGTTCAGGGCGTTATCGAGACGTTGAGCCAGCGCAAGCGCCGGCGTTTCCGCTCCGGTACCGCGCGCCTTAATGGCGCGGTCGTACATTTCGCTCACCAGCGTGTTTGTGATCGTGGCCTTGATCGACTCCGCCACGCGCGGCGCGGCCTTCGCGGCGGCGTTGAGAAAGCTCTGGCCGATGCTCTCGGATGGGTCAACGGAGATGGCGCCCTGCGCGTAGGCCGCCATTGACTCTGACAAAAGATACTGGAACGCGCTTTCTTGTGATTGGCCAGGTTGGCAGAGCCGCTCCTGAATATCAAGCAACGTTTTGGAATCGTTGGCGATGTCGCGTGCGAGTTCTGGAGTGAGAGCTTCAGCACCGAACGCCTGGGCGATATCCTGCGAAATGCGGGCCTGCCCCAAGACATGCTCGGCGCGAGCCTCCGAGAAGTACTTCACCTTGCGGCCGGCAGCGTCAACGCTGACACCATCTTCGTCGAGCGCGGCGGCCTGAGCGTCGGGCGGAGGAGGCGGAGCGACAACCGGCTTCGGCGCCGGCGGCTCGGTGGGAGCAGCTTCTGGCGCTGGAGCCGGCTCACCCGTGGTTTCTTCGAGTGCCCGAAGGAACTCTGGGGAGTCACCCTCGGAGGGGGCGCTCGGCGCTGGCTCACTGGTGGGCGCGGGCGTGGTCGCTGGCGCGGCCGGTGCAGGAGAATCAAACCAACTATCGACTTCAGCGCCGATGTCTACCGGCCCGCTGCCGCCGCTGGGAGTAGCGGCGGGTGCCGAAGGAGCCGGGGTGGAAGGGGCCGGCGCGGAAGCCGGCGCGGAAGGTGCGGGGGCCGGGATGGCCGCTGTGCTCATGCATTCACTTATACCAGAAACACAACGACCATTTTACGTTTAGGCTGGCGGAGGAGTTTGTTCGGGTCCTTGCATTGCCGCCTGTTGCATCATCATCGCGTCGGCCGCCGCCTGTTGTTCGGTGCCGTGCGCCACGACGTTTGCGTACCCGGCGGGGTTCTCCATCTTTGCCTGGCGCCCCGCTGGACTGTTACACCATTCGCGCATCGTGTCCGCGATGAAGCTGTGATCTCGATCCTCGAAAGGATTGATCGGAATTGAGCTTTGCGGGAATTGTTGACCAGTAATCGGGTCAAACTGCGGAATGACTTGGCCGGAAAGCAATTCTTGAATCCGATCCAGCACGTTATCAAAATCGAACTCACCGGGGACCGTGAACCCCTCGACGCCGAACAGCGTCTTGACCATTCTCCGATTCGAGCGGTCGTATAGTCCAGTCGCTTGGGCCAAGTCTGGCGCTTCTGTAGCCAGACCGCTGAGGTTTTCCAGTTTTTCTCCGAGCGTCATCGGGGAGTTCTCGCGCGGTTCCAGTTTCCAGCCGTCCTCAGCTACTGATCGCATGTCGAGTTTGGTTGCCGAGTTGAACCCGCGGCTACTCTCGGGAGCGATGATGAGTTCGCCAAGGCCAAACCGCGCGGCGAGCTTGATGCCTAACGTGAGAGCCTTGCCGATCAGTTCCCACGCGATGTCTTCCTGCAAGCCTTCAAACTGGGCGAGGCCCGCTTGCTTGCGCTGGTTGGCCGCGCGCCAGGTGGTATCCGTAGGGCCGGCGCCAAACAGTTGCTGGGTGATGCGGCTGCGCTCGCGCCCACTCTCGCGCACCTCTGCCTTGAACATCGGCAGACCGTCTGGCATCCGCGCGGACGGAATTATCGCCGTCGCCTTGCTCAGATCTAATCCGCCCGTGTGAGTGAAGAGGATTTCAGCTACGCGGGCTTCGGCTTTCTTTGCCGTCTCGCGATTGAGGACGGCTGAATCGACGATCGTCTTTGGCAGCCCGCGCACGATCGTTTCAATGCCGAGATTCCCAAGACGATTGATGGTGACCTGGTCATCCATGCTTCCCTCGCAGGCTCCCGGCCCAGTGAGAGATGCGCCGTCGGTGCCGGCGGTGATTGCGGCCCAGTGGTCGTCGAGCTTGTCCGCTTCGACGTACAGCAGTTTCCCGTCCAGATAGTGCGCAAGCGCCCCGTCTTTGAAGTTTGCGGCCATGGTCTGCGCGAGGGATGGCTCCATGGCGTCGTATGCGTCAGGCCGATACCACTTGCGCGTGTAGGCCGAGACTTGGCTATGCTGCTGACGTTGCTCGCCACTTGGCGACGCGAGCCGTTCGAGAATCGTCAGCATTTCTGATTCGGGACTGGTCGTTGAAGATGCCGAATCCTCATTGACCGGAGCAACCGCGGCGCGCTTGGCCAGCCGGCGAAGCAGCGCCCGGCGCGCGTGCTCTCCTTTGATCGGCGTGGTGTATGCAAGGAAAGGAGTCTCGTCGAGCGACTTGGCGCCGAACTCGACCTCCACGTTTAGGCCCGATAGAAACTCGACCTCCGGCATTCCCTTGTCATACTCTTTGGTATCTGTCTTCACCGGCACGTCTACCATCGGGCCTGGCTTCAGATCCTCAGGCGCCAACGGGTTTTGGCATTGGCTGCAGACGGACGCGCCTTCCGGATTCTCTTGTAGGCACTTCCGGCAGGCGATCGTGCCCGGCATTGGCACTGGTTGCGGCGTGTAGACGTCTTCCCGATGAACGCCATACTTCGCGCGATTCACCACGAAGTTGACGTAGGCGTAGCACTGCCCATCGGTCCAAAGAAGCTTTCCGACTTCCTTGTCAATCCTGTGGCGAATCCTCCACAGAATGACAAGGTGCCGGGCCAGCATTCCCGCCGCGCGCGCCTTGCGTACGTAGGTCGGGTCATCCTGGTCTATCGCCACCGCCTCTTGGTTAGACGTCTTGCGCTGCCGGATGATATTGGCGTACACCGCGCCGTCGGCGCGGATGATGTTTTCGACGCGCCGAAACATGACGCGGCCGTCTTGCGGCTCGTCAATTGGTTGCCACGAAAATTCGCCGGTGCCGGCGGAGAAGCTCTTGCGGAGGTACTGCTTGCCCTTGTAGAACAGGTTGGCGCGCTGGATTTCCAGCAGTTGCGCGAGTCGGTCCGCCAGCGTATCTTGACGCCACTCGCTTTCGTACTGCTCTAATTTTGTGCCGATCTGTTCAACGAGGTTGGCAGGCTGTTGAGACGTCTCAGGAGTTTGGGTTTCCACTGGTCCTCGCAATAAATTCCTGGTAAGCGGCCATTGCGTCAGATTTCGCTCGGCGCGCCATACGGTCAACTTCGTCCGAGCCGTTGACCACATTACTTTCCAGAATCATGGGTTCATCCACCCTGCCTGGCGCCAAGGCGGCGTTGGGAAACGGGGGCGCTGCGAACTGAGCCCGGCCGAGCGTGTTGCACATGCTCTGGTAAGTGTGCCGTTCGTTGGCGTTAGCCTCGCGAACCATCTCCATCATCTTCCCCAATTGCCCTTGCAGGAGCGTGACTTGCTCCTGCAGCCGAAGCCGCTCGGCATAAAAGGGGTCTGGAGTTTGCGCTTGGCGTAAGGGCGTTCGACTACTAAGCCAGTTGGTCAAGCTCTTCCATGTCATCGCCTTCCTCCTCTGACGCTTCTTCGCTCGCGCCGCCCTCGTCAAGCGGCTCCCAGCTTTGACAGTGTCCACCCTCTTCGACTTCGCTCTTGTACTTGGCGCACATTCCTTCCTGCTGGAAGTATTCGCAGGTTGCGCAGCGTTCGAGCGACGAGGTGTATTTGGCGGTTGTGCGCCATTCACCTGCCGGCTCCGCGTTGGTGGAGGAGGGGAAAGACGCTTCTGCCGCCTCTTCCCGTTCCATCGGTTCCAGGTTCGTCAGTTCCATGCATCCCACGTTACCGCATCGCAGTCTAACGTGAGGCAATTGTCGTCTGAATCCTGGTGCGCGGCCGCGGCGCGAAGAACTGCCTGAATGCGTAGATTGGGGTCGTTGGCGGATTCTGCCGCATACGGTTTCATGGCTCGCTCAACCGCGAGCGTGGCGACGACGTCGGCCGGCAACTGCTGGCCGTGGTCACGATACCCCATCAGGCCGTAGCGGAAGGAATCCGCCGGGTCATCGCCCATCTTGTCGGCGGTCGAGTCGAATTTGAGGACGTCGTTTGGTTTCTTCGGGTCTGGGAACAGTTTGGGAATCGTCTCTCTCAGCGCTGGGCAGTTGTCGTGAATGAGAACTTTCGGAAGAATCTCCTCTGCGTCCTCCTGGAACTGCGTGACGTACTCCTCATACGCCAACGCGCCCTTGGTGCGCATGATTTGGTGTGCGCGCTCCTGGCTGTACGGCGCCCGAACAATGCGCCGCTCCCAGCGCAGCATGTTGCGCATGTAAGACCAGCCGCCCACGCGATCGTTATTCGCCATGACCAGATGGATTGTCGGCGCGGCGCCGGAGAACATTTCGATCCGCCGCTGGTGAGCCGCAAGTGCCGTTTCCTGGTCGAGCTTGGCGAGTTCGGCTTCTTCCTTCGAGTACTCGTGCGAGACTGCTTCGATGTTGACCGCCTTGATGCCGGCGGCGATCTGTTCGGCGAAGTTGTTCCCGGCATCCTTGCGCTGAAAGGCGTCCGGAGAAACGTAGACCGTCAGGTGTGGGTTTCGCATCCGGCGCAACAGCGGAACGCACGCGAGCGCAAGCTCGGTGCCGACGATATCGGAGCCGGTGTACTGCAGGAGGAGTTCTTGCTCGACGTGAATGCGGCCGTCTGGAGCCAGGCAGTACCAGTAGATCGCCGTGTGATGCTGGAAGCCCCAGTCCAGACTCATCCAACGGTGACACCACGCCGGCAGATCGAAATGCGGAATGACGTGCAGGGCTTCCGCCGGCTCTCCCAGCATTTTTCGTTCGCGGAACATCGGGAAGAACGCGCCGGTGACGGCATCCCAGTCGCCGTAAATCCAGGCGCGGCGAACGTGCTCCAGGATGGCCGGATCATTCAGGCGCGCCTCGTAATCCGGGTCGTTCTCCATCAACTGCGGGTTCTCGGCGCGCGTTCCCTGAATGTAGATCCGGTAACGCTTGGTGATTGGATCGTAAAATGGCGTTCCCCACGGGATGTACTCGCCAGTGGCCGCGTCGATCACCTTGACGAAACGAGTCTTGAGCCACACAGCGCCGGGGCCGTCGGGGTTGGCTGTGTTGAGAATCTGGGACTTCAGCCCAGGAACGGATGAGCGATTCGACGAGAACAACGCGGCGTAGAAACGCTCTTCCCGCATCTGCTGGGCCTCTTCGAGCAAGATGCGGTGGTATTCGTGGCCGCGGTACTGCTCGTAGTCTTCGTCATTGGTGATGTAGCCGGTCCAGATGCGTGCGCCGGTGGGGAAAACGAAACAGACGGGGCTTCCGTGCCTCACCGCTCCCATCTGGGAGTAGATCTTGTCTGCCTTCTCGATCCACTCCTTCAATTCCTCGTTCGACTGACGCAGAACCAGACCGATGTAGTTCGGGTTGTCCACCGGCACGGCCATCCAGGCAATTCCGGCGGCTGTTTTGCCCGGGCCGCGGGGACCTCCGATGAGGATTTCGTCGCAGTAGAACTCGTTCGATGGGTGAGTCGCCTCAAACAAGGTCTGCTGCATCCCGGCGTTAGCCTGCCAGACGAGTTTTCCGTTTGCGACGATCTTGAACCGATTTTGGTCCCCAAGGGATTCGGCGTGTGCAACCGGATCGACGTGAAACGCCTCAGGAACGGGAGTTGGAGGAGTTGCCGATTTGAACTTCGGCATTTTTGGCTTGCGCCCGGCTGGCATGTTCTTGTCTTACCACGCTCAGCAAATTCCACTGGCCGGGAGCGGCGCGCACAACGCGCCGGCCGCCTCCGGCCCGCGGAATCCACAGCGTTGCGGAACCATCAGGACGGACGTCGGCCACAATGGCTGGTTGGCCACGATGCACCGCCGTCCGTCCAATCATGCTAATTTCCTACGGCTGGATAAAGCCGTTCGTTGAAACGGACCAGGAGATACCGACGCCACCGGAAGCGCCAGTACCAAGGCGGTTTGCCGTGATGGCAAACGTGCTCTGGTCGGGCGGGTTGCCTGCGATGGCGCTGGCCGTCTGCACCGTCACCGTGGTCGTCACCGAGGCCGAGACGGGGATTAACGTCCCGCGGGCAACGGGTAGCGCTGGGCCGTCTCCAATCGACTGAGTGCAGGTGTATGCGATGCCGTCGCGCGGCGTGGTTTCGACGATCTCG